ATAGTTTTACACTTGAAGCTGTGTGTGTTTTGTTAGAGTGCAAAGTACCATCAGCCATCTTATGTGTACCACCATTGAATGCTGTACCATCTTTTTTGTAATGTTTAACACCTTTCATTTAATACCTCTATCTTTAGCAGTCAGCGCTGCTTTTTTAAAGTTCATTGCGCTTGGTCTTTTCTTGTTACCTTTTCTTCGCATTGTTTCACCACTACCACTTTTAATCCTCTTACGTTTAGCGTGAATGTTTGCATACAATCCTTTTTTTTTCATACTATCTCCACATAAAAACCCCTAGCTTATTAAATCTCTCCAATCGTCAGGCAATTGTAACTTTATCCCAAGATCAGATTCAGCAAATACAATAACATCATCTATGTACTCACCCATTTCTTTTGTATTCAGTTCTGTGGTTGATTTTAAGACAGTTCTTTCTTTATTGCAAACGATCTCAGTTGACTTATCTAAAAATTCATCACGACAATGATCATGAATTGCATCTTTACTGTTAAATGTTTCCTTACGTACTTGCTCGATAATGCTCCAATACAATCTGTTCTGAGCCTGTGTTCTAGTCATCTTGTTCGGTTTAATAGTTATTACAGCTTCCTCTGAATCGCTTTGCTTAAAAAAACTGCGTGTCATGTTCTCTACGATCTCAGCTTTAGGCTTGTCACGTTTTAATATTCTCTGTAATGTTTCACTCATAATAAATAATCTCCCTAATGCTATATTCATTTCAATCCTTTCTTCTTTAATATTCTGTCTGTTCTACGTATAGCAAAGTCAAACATCTCCTCAATAAAGTAAGGTTTAAAATAGGGATGTCTTGTTCTACCGTCAACGACATCATGACAGTATCGGCACAAATAAGCTCCTACATCACGACCTTGATCATCTTTAGTTTTCTTACCCATGCCACCACCACCTTTGTGTGCAAAAACAGTTGTAGCTCCGTTATCATTTAGACAATCATCTAGCTTTAGCGTACAAGCCTGTCCTCTTGCACTACGAGTTATAGCGCTTTCTTTCATTTCTCAACATCAAATTTGCGTTCATACATTACTTCTGTGTTGAGCCAAAGAATAACATCAGCTACACTATAAACTGTTGTGACTGATCCACCTGCGTTCCTGATCTTTTCATGCATATCTTTTTGTGATTGAGTTAAATACCCTTTAGGATGTTTATCATTAGCTGGTCGTTTAACCTCTAATCCCCAATACATGCCATCATAAACAACAGTAATGTCAGGTACACCTGCTTTAAGTCCTGTTTTTTTTAGTCTTGCGCCCTCAATTGCACCACCTTTTCTTGATCCACCATTAGGTACTGCCCAATAACAAACTTTACGCAAATCAAGATATTTACATATAGCGTGTTGAATTACATCTTCTTCATAGTTCATCAGCTTTTTGCATATCCATAATTAAAGTAAATTTCATTTGATCACAGAGTCCTATAATTTGATGACAAAGATTCTGTTTCATTTCGTGATCTTCTATAGCTTCAATTGTTCCTATAATATCTCTGATAGATTGTATTAGTTTTTTTCTTTCGCTGTGATCAATCTTTTTTGGCATGTTTTTTTATCCGTTTTCTAGGTTTAGTTGGCTCTAAATAGTTTGCAAGACCATATATCATCCAATGTGTAATGGGTTTGTTTGATGCAATCCTAGATGTAAAACCACTAAGTGACAATCCTAACATCTTAGCTGCTTCTTTTTGTGTAATGTTTAATCTTTCAAGTTCTCTTGGTATGGATTCATAGTAAATAATTTTAGACATAGTAAAAAAAAGTAATAGAATGATTAGATTATATCAATATTGGTACATTGTTGTGAATTGGTTTCTAAGTATTTCGCTTTCAGCGAGTGACTTCGGTAAAGCTAGGGAATAAATTCCCTCTTAAAGATCAAGAGCTTTTTAACTTATCGGGTAATGCTGTGGAGCTGAGAGTTTCGTGCAAGTAATCCCCAACCTAGACGTTAATCTAAGTTAGAGATTCTCATCGGTATAAAGCGCATCGCAGTATCATCCGTGCTTGTTTCAATCATAGTCAAACAAGTCAGAGTTCATTGCTACGGTATGATCCGTACTCAGCCTTCTGTAACTCTGCGCTAGATTTTCTTTATCGGTTCAAGGTGGTTACCAATATAAACCTTCTTAATCTAACATCAATCCACAGCTTCTTGGAACGCATAACTGAATCTCTTTTTTCAGGTGTGAGTGAAGTATTTAACTCGACATATCACCTTTCGCATCCTGATATTTGCCAAGAAGTCCTAAGATGGTATAATCTTTCACAGAACGGTGGGGCAAACACCAGTTTTAGACAACCCTTAGAGCTTATCCACTCTAGGGGTTTTCGCTTTCTGATCTACTCAAAAAACGCTAAACCAAGACTTAAAATGATACACAGGTTTTCTGATCTTTTTTTTAATTTTTGCAAAAAAACTATCCCTCGCTACCGTCAGGGATTTTAAATTACCTCTACAACCCCTATTCCAATAGGCTTAATTATTTTATGTCAAATGTCTGTACATATACCAATATTAGTATATAATATCTGTGTCGAGGATAACAAATCGGCACTTTTAAACTAACAACTTGGAGATACAATGAAAAAATTAAGCAAAAAAAATCAAAAAATTATTGATAACGTAAAAGATTCTATTGAAATTAGTCTGATAGGACTTAGAGAATTTCATTCTGAAGGTAGATACGAAATGGTTCGTCATTGCCAAAGGTCTATTAAAGAAGCACTTAATGGTATAAGCCATTACCTAATTCATGCTGATCATAACAACTGGAGTAAATTAAAAGATGCTATGTCCGAAATTGAACATATGCATGAGCTTAGTTACAGTTACTACGATGAGATAGATATGGACAAATTTATTTCAGAAGCTGACTACGACAAATATGTTGCTAAAGCCTAATTTTAACAGGGGAGCTTTGCTCCCCACACACTTGGAGAATAATATGAAATACCAACTTACTACTAAAGAAAAACTTTTTATGATCAGATTTTTAAGTGCTAACGAATGTGGCGCTAATACTCCTGATGATCTTCTTGGTGACAACTATTCATGTTTAGCTTATGAAGATATACAAAATTTTAATCGCCATCTTAATGACAATCAGATCGGTGGCTTTCTTTCTAGCCTTGAGCAAAAAGGTTGTATCTATAGAGAAAATGACAACCCTGACCTTTCAGCTAAAGAAAAAGAAATGTATGGTTTTCCACCTATCCTTTGGTGGGCAAGTACAGATTATCTTGAGTCGCTACATGGTGAGTGGTCATTTACAGATGCTGACTTTTTATTACTTGAGTCACAAGTTGGCAAAGGTGCAATGATCAATCATTTTTACAATAATAGTCTTGCTGACATCGAGGACTAATTTTAACAGGGGAGCTTTGCTCCCCACAAACTTGGAGAAGTTATGAACACAAATATTAAAATTACATTAACAGACGAGCAACGTGATCACATCAAAAATCTTATCGATGGCAAGATTACTCGTAAGATGGCAACAAGGCAAGATGTTTCTAGCCTAGTCCAAATGTTTGTAGACAACCTTGTCGAGTCTAAATTGTCCGATCCTCAAGAGATTGTGCAAGAAACGATTGACAACCTTAGTGGCTACAAATTCTACGTCAAAGGCGAAGAAGTAGAATCTAAGGAATGGGTTAAGTTTTCATGTGACGATTGTGGTTGCATGGTGTCAGTTGCTGACAACAAAATTAAAAATCTTCCTGAAGATCAAACTGGTCTTGGTCAATTTTGGCAAGACTCTTTACCACGTACTTTTAGTTGGGGAGCGTAATTATGATTAAGCCAAATTTACCGTGGAAGATCGATTACATTTATGGGTATAGCTATGGCAAAGCTGTACCCCAATATCTTACTGATGACGAAATGTTTCACTCTCTCTATACAGAAGATGAGCAAGATCAAGTCTTTAATTTAAAGGTAGGTGAACAAACAACAATCGTTGGAGTTGGTGAGAAAATTAAAATCACACGCATGGAGGTGCAATCATGAGAAGTTTTGAATCTATTATCGATCAGCGAATCGAAGAAGAAGAACGTATGTTAGATGAAGATGATTTTCATTTTGGTGACGATGAGATTTGTGAAGGTAGAGTTTACTATCAAGGTGGCTATGAAGAATGGCGAGTAATACAACTTGGACAGACTGATGGTCAAGATGGTGTAGTTAAGTTCTTTGTTACTATGATCAGACTACATGACTCTCAACTGAGAACGATCCTACAATCAACTTTTAGGAAGAAATGGAAGTTATATCGAAATTAGTATATTGCTATACTAATATTAATATATACTTAACACTTTAAACACTTGGAGATATTATGGAAACTGCAAAAGAATTAAAACAAAGCGACAACTACCAAACAGCTTGGGAAAGTCGCAGAGATGAAGCTCGTGATGAGTGTATGACTGAAGCTGACAACATTGTTATGGAGGTTGAGCATATAGTTGGTGATCTTGATCAAAGACTAGATGTGCAAAATACTGAGATACTTGCTGATGCTTTGAAGGCTTTAAGAGAATTAGCTGACTACACTTATCATGACACTATTTATGGTAGGTATGCAACGCACACGGAAGAATTTATTTATGACTTCCGTGAGGACATGAAGATGGTCGCTCAAGAACGTCTTTCTTATGAATTAAAATTTAAGGGAGAAAGATCATGAGCATATCAGATTTTTATTACGATGAAATCAACTCGGAAGATTTTCAAGAGCATCCATCATACGATGAGTACAAAGAGCAACGTGCGGGGTTTGATGCATTCACAAATAAGGAGAGCAATATGCATGGCAAATGGACTAAAGAAAACTTCAATGAATATCATAAAAACAATCCTGAGATTTATAGCTTATTTGTTAAGTTTACAAATATGGCTACACAAAGAAAAAAATACTATTCTGCAAAAGCTATATTTCACAGGATCAGATGGGAAACTATGATTACTGGTGAAGGTGATTATAAAATTGATGATGGATGGATTTCGCATTACGCTAGAAAATTTATGGATGACTTCCCACAACACTCAGGTTTTTTTCAGACAAGAGAAAGACGTAATTCTTACCACACAAATTAAGGAGATATTATGGAACAGCAATTAGACAAATACGGTTTACCATTACTTGAATCAATACCTTTGGGTAAATCTGAATATGTAATGGTTAAGACTAGGCTTCAATACTTTCGTAAGCATTACGAGAATGCTAGTATTGATACGGATCATGTGTTTTTTGATGGTGAGTCGATTATGTGCAAGACTACAATCCATGTTGATGGCAAGTTAGTTGCTACTGGTATGGCTCATGAAGAAAAAAGCAAGAACAACATTAACGCTACATCTTTTGTTGAAGTGTGCGAAACCAGCGCAGTTGGGCGGGCGCTTGGCATGATGGGCATTGGGATCACAAACTCGGTGGCAACATATGATGAAGTTAAGAATGCTATTGCACAACAAGAAGCTAATGCAAAGGCTGATGAGTTAATGCAATACAAAGCTGAAAGTTTATCAGCTAAGTTGATTATGGCTATTGAATCGGAAGATGAAGAAGGTGTTACTGAAGTTGAGAAAGATTACAGAGGTGACACTCCATTAGCTACACGAGTCAAACTTACACTTAGTCCTGAACACTTGGAGTGGATGGCTGAACGTAAAGAGCGCAAGTCTTTAGAGAGCAAAGAGAAAGCTAAAGCTAAACATGAAAACAATCTTGCTCGTGCTAAAGAGTTTGCTGAGAAACAAAAGAACACAGAGGATTGACTTTCCTACGCTGTGTGGGAGGTTCTCCAAGCCTTCCTTAGTTAAAGACAAACAAGTCCGATTGGTTACCGTAAGTAACCACCAAATTTAATATAAGGAGCTGTAATGGTAAATAAAGTAATGTTAATAGGCAATCTAACTCAACCACCTGAGTTTAAACAATTGCAAAATGGTGGCACAGTAGCTAGAGTTAAATTAGCTACCAATAAATCGTGGAAGGATCGAGCCACAGGTGAAAGAAAAACAGCAGCAGAATATCATACGTGTGACGTGTGGAATCAGTTAGCTGAAACTTTACAGAAACTTGATCTTGATACAGGCACTCAAGTGTACATAGAAGGCGAGTTAAATACTAAGAGCTATGAGAAGGATGGTATTAAGAGATACTCAACTGTAATCAAACTTGGTGGCTTCGGATCAGAGTTCCGTATTTTGTCTAAGAAAGAACCTAGACAAGAAGCGCAACAAACACCACCTCAAACAACCTACCCATCAGATCAACCTAAAACAATAACACCTGTTGCTAGAGATGAGTTTGATGATAACATCCCATTTTAATATGAAAACACTAACCACAATACTTGCACTAGCTTTAAGTGGATGTAGTGCGCTAGAACAAAAATTAATGATTGATGATCCTTTGATTATCCCACCAAATGTAATACAACCAACGGTGTGTGAAAAGCCAAGTCAATTGTTATTTTGTGAGGATGAAGATTTACTAAACTGTGAAGGCTTCATTGATGATAAACCAATAGATATTAATTAAGGAGATACTATGCTTAACTGGAAACCTAGAAATAAATACAAGCCATATATTAGTAGGCAATTAAACATTGAATATTTAAACGCTGAATTTACAAAAGAGTCGCTAGAAAAAGCGTGTCGTAAATATGGTTATGAAATTGATAGACGTAAAAAAATGAGTACGATTATTGAGGAGGTTTATGACATTCTTGTTTGAAACATTTGTACCAGTAATAGTTTTGATAGGAGCTTGTCTGATCTCTATGGGATTAGTTATGCTCCTGATGTCATTAGGTATGCCTGATGAAAACTAAATTTACTGATGAGGAGCTTATGGCTTTTGCTGATAAAGAAACTAAAGGCGAGAAAGCTATGGATATTCTAGGTGTATTGCTACAAGGTGATGACGAAGCTAAAGAGTTAGCCAAAAGATTAGACGTTTTTATCGATACACGCAATGCATTAATTAACACTTTAATTGGAGATAAAAAATGAAAGATTTAATAAACGCTGCTAAAGTTATTAAACATATGTGTATATGGGTTATTACAGGATCAGCGCTATACATTGCTATGTGGTTTGCTCAATATGAGGTGTACATACAATGAAAAACAAACATTTGATTAAAACCTACACACTATCTGATGGTCAGAAAGTGACTTGTAGGCAAGTAGCTGACGAAATACAGATTAGCGAATCAGCGGCACGTAATAGATTGAATCGTTCTGACGATCCTAAAAAAATCTTTGCGCCTTACTTAAGATCAAATGGTGGTCAATTGAGAAGGCAAGATAGAGATAAGTTAAAAGGCACAAAAAAGAATGATGATCGTAAAACTTATGAGGAGTATCTTTTAAAGAAGGTACTTAAAACTATATGACTGAACAAGACGAATTATGGCAACGCAAAGATGAAACACTTTTTTCTAGTGTAGAGCTAACTGATATTGATCAAGAAATCTTTAAAAACTTTGATTATGCATTTGATGGTAACACTATATTTAATGTACCTATGATTCCTGACATTCCTGATAAATTTAGTATCGGAGTGATCTATGGCTCAAGTGGAAGTGGAAAGTCCTCTATATTAAAGAATTTCGGCTCAGAGGAGGTTATCGAATGGGATGCAAATAGGAGTGTTGCATCTCATTTTGATAATGTTGATGATGCTATAGGTCGATTAAGCGCTGTTGGATTAAATAGCGTACCTACATGGGGAAAGCCTAGACACGTATTATCTAACGGTGAAGGTTTTAGAGCTGACCTTGCTAGAAAACTTAAAAGCAATTGCGTTATAGATGAGTTTACGTCAGTAGTTAATCGTGACGTAGCTAAGTCTTGCTCTACAGCTCTGTCCAAATATGTTAAGCGTAACAACTTAACTAACATTATTTTAGCAACTTGTCATGAAGATATTTTAGAGTGGCTTGAACCTGATTGGGTATTCAACACGGATACTTTAGAGATCAGTAGGAGGTCACTTCATCGACCACAAATACAAATTAAAGTCCACGAATGTTCAAAGACTTATTGGACAATGTTTGCACACCATCACTATTTAAGTGCTGAGATACCACCTATTGTTGATTGTTATCTCGCTACTTGGGATGACGTTGTAATAGGTTTTTGTTGTGTAATCTGTTTGCCAGGCAAAAGTCCACCGTTGTACGAAGGCGATGAAAGAATTAAATATCGTGGATGTAGGACTGTCATATTGCCTGATTTTCAGGGTTTAGGTCTAGGTGTTAGGTTATCTGATGCTGTAGGTGACATTTACATTGAGAAAGGACATAGATACTTTTCTAAGACTGCACACATGCGAATGGGAGAATACAGACAGAAGTCTGACAAATGGAGAGCTACTGCAACTAATTTAGTAGATCGTAGTAGAAGTAGTGGTAGTAAACGTGACTATCGCAAGAATATGCATTTTAACCACATTCCTTTAGAAACTGAGAGGATATGTTACTCACATGAATATATAGGCGAGAATCGCAAATCCTACGATCCTAAGTGGCAAAAATTAACTCAGGATACGCAAGAAGCATTTAATTTTTAATCAGGCTTTAAGTTTCTTTTTCTGTGACCGTTCCAAGCCATAAA